TGGTATTACATCTTTTGCTGGATCTCTACTATCACCCTCTCCGGTTGATGTATATCCAGTCCATTGTTCTGGGCCTGCACCAGCAGATACTATAGTTCCGCCACTACTTCTTGTTGCATCTTCTGTGAGTTCGTGATTCCATCCCTCCCGTGGATGACCTTGCGACACACCCCAACCAAGAACAGGACCAGCAACATTCATTATACCTGCTGTATTTGCTAATGCTTCATCTAAAAATCCCATTTAAATATTCCTCATTTTACGTTTAACATCAGCCCAAACATCATTCTTCGAAGAACCAGTAAACTTCTCTGTTGGCATCAATATTGTTTGTGACCATTCTTCTGGTGGTACTTCAACCAATTTAGATTTAACATGACCAGCTAAATAATGTTTAAAGCTAAATTGAACTTCAGGAAACTTTGAAGCACTATTTAATACATTCCAAGATAATTGTAATATCGTTTTCTCACTTAATCGTCCACTATCTTTTCTAAATTTCAATAATTTACCAAGTAATCTTTGTCTAATTTGTGGACGTAAGTAGTGAAAATTAATTCCATACCATCCACCCTTTGCTGGTCCAACTAACATTATCAATGGAAACTTATCCCAGTAAGGTAATGCATCAGTACCATCTCCTTTTGCGCTATACACATATGCATACATATGACCTATCTCTGGTTGAGTTACTTTTTCATATGCATTATCTTTTAATACATTTGTGAACCAATTAGTTGCTTGTTTTGTTGTTCTAGATGAAATAGCTTTTTTTGTTAATTGTTTACCAATAGATTTTGTTGCCATTCTCCAAGTCTTATCTGTTCTCGGATTAATTTGACCCCACTGAGCACCAAGCCAACGATATTTATTTCCATTGGATGCTCTTAATTCAGTCCCTACTTCTATTTTACTTGCCATTACGCATCAACTCTTTCTCTGTTAATAATTTGAATTCCCATCCCTTTCTCTTACAAACTCCTTGAGCCGCTTGCCATTTAGCTGAATTTACACCCCAGGTCTCCACTTCTCGTAGATATCGTGGAGTAGTTCTACTTCGCTTTTTAGGAGGTCTAGTCTCTTTAAGTGGCTTTACCTCAATTAAGAATTCTTTTATCTCTCCATTAGATTGCTTTATCTTACACCAAAAATCAGGAAAATATCTATGCTTTCTTCCATCCACAGGCGAGTAGTATGGAATAACTATTTCTTCACTATTCCACTCAACTACTCCTGAATGTCCATCACAATACTTCATAAAACGATATTCCCAACTCGATCTATATATAACATTAGATGAATCACCTTTGTATTTAGACGGATTCTTTACACGATATTTACCCTTATATGTCATATAAATATTTATATCGTAACTCTCACATAAGGTATTGTAAAATGGGAAAGAATACATTTGATAATGTAGTGAAAGATTATTTCTTTGATGGCAAGAAGTTCAAGGAAAATATAATGCTTCACTATCCAGAAAATATTGAAGAAACAGGTCATTATGTCAATTTTTCTTCATATACACCAATCGATATTGCACAAGAAAGATATAAAACTTGGCAAGCAACAGGTAATGCAAATTTCAATTTAAACGAAGTATTGGATCATTTCGCCGGTGTTGGTAAAGTAACAGAAACGGTACTTGGATCATCGGATCCTCAGACTGATGAAGAGGCGACAGAATCAGTTGGAACGAGTCTTATTGTTGGGGGTGCCGCTCTCGGCGCTGGTTACGTCTTTGATCGAGTAGGACTTACTGGGGTAAGTACGATGGCAAAGGCCGCGGGTGGGCTAGCTTTATTAAATGGTTCAGTTTCAGCATATAATAAATATGTTAATGATACAAAGAAAAATTTAAATGCAAATCAAAAACGTGAAGAACAATTACGAGCTATTCCACCATTAAAACCATTATCTTCAATATCATTATATCAACCGGGTCAATTGACAAATGCATTTGCACACGGATGGAATGAATCGGAAGGTGTATATCATAATTCATTTTTTAATCCTAAAAGTGAAGAAGCAGGATCATCTTTAGCAGCTGGAGTCGAGGTTATAGGGAAACAACTAATAGGTCAGATGGTGTCAAAAGTATCAGAAGGTCTTTCTCTTAGATCTAGAGAGCAATCTATAGGTCAAGTTATAAATCCACGATTAGGATTAACATTTAAAAGAACAAATCTAAGACAATTTGAAATGTCATTTAGATTTCAACCAACTTCAAAATTAGAAGTTGAAGAGGTGATTAGAATTATTTTTCTATTTAGATATCATTCATCCTCACAAATAATAAAAGATACGGCTGGATTCCTGTTACAATATCCTGAATTATGGAAAATTCATTTTGGTAATACTAAGAGTGGAGATAGTTCAGGTGAAGTTAATTCATTATTATTTAAGACTACTTGGAGCGCATTAACTAATGTGAGTGTAAACTATACACCACAAGCACTTTGGGCAACATTTGAAAATGGTTTTCCAGTAGATGTTCAGATGGATTTGAGATTCCAAGAAGTTGATATGATAACTAAAGATGATTTAATGGAAGGTTACTAATGAGTAAAAATTATTTCAAAAATTTCACAATAAATGGATATGATGGTAAATATGCGACAAATATCATTAGTAGATCTATTGTTTTACAAGATATAATAAACAATACATCATACTTTTATGAGTTCATATTAAAAGAATTTATGACACCTGAACAATTGTCGAACAATATATATGGTGATCCACAATACTATTGGGTTATACTATTAATGAATAATGTTATTGACCCATATTATGATTGGGTATTACAAGAAGATGAAGTTTTTAAGTATGTCACTGAAATTTATGGTAAGGGTAAACATAATGAACTTCATCATTATGAAGATCCTAATAATGAAAGAATGGTAGATGCTGATTATCCAAACGCAATACCAATAACAAATTTAGAGAATGCAATGTTTATAAATGATGCAAAACGCAACTTAAAAATATTGAATAAGAAATATCTATCAACATTTGTTTCTCAATTTAATGAATTAATGAGTAAATAATAATGGCATTAATTGAGCAATATGGAAATCTAACAGCATTAAGTCTTGTGCGATTTAATGGAGAGCATATTGACGTTTCAAATATATTGAATAGCATTTCGATAATAGAAACTATTGATGGTCCAACATATGGTGAATTAATATTACGAGATGAACAACAAAATTTAAGGGCTGAACTACCCATAATCGGAGATGAATATCTATACATAGCATTTCGATCAGATGAAAACGCACCAGAGATACAAAAAACATTCAAAATAAATAGTGCATCAGAAACTGAGATCAATCGTGGAAAATTTTTAAGATTAGATTTAATATCACCTATACAATATATTAATTCTAATATACGTATTAGTAAATCATATGTAGAAACTGAATCTGAAATTGTTAAACAAATTTGTTATGAAGCACTTGGAGATACAGATGGGATGGTTGGAGCTGAGTTATCCAAATACTCAAAGACAATTATTATACCAAATTTATCTCCGCTGGCAGCAATCAAATTTCTTTTAAGAACTGCAATATCTACTAACGGATATACAGATTATGTATTTTTTGAAAATAGATTTGGATATATGTTTGTCACATTATCTTCACTAATTTCAGAAGATCCAATTGCTGCAATAAATTTTAACACAGCTGATAGTAATAAAATGCTAGGTAATAGATGGAGAGCATTAGGATATTCTATTGTAAAATGTGGTGATGCATTACAAGCGCAAAGAAAGGGAGCATTGAAAAATAATCTATGTACATATAATCCAATTAAGAAAAAGATAGAACATCATACATTAGATTATCATTCTGAATGGAATAATTATAATAATTCAGGGGCAGTCTCTGGTAAAAATCCAATTCATTCTAGTGATAATGTAAGTATTAGTAATGGAGCATTCAATATGTTTCCGAAAATACCAGAAAGTCCATATAATAAAGTTGATGAGTATATGATGCAGAGAGAACAAAAAATGTACAACTGGAATCAACATATATTAAATGTTACATTAGGTAGTAATACGTTCATTGTACTTGGAGCTCCAATATCATTAAATCTAAAATCAACATCTAATACAACACCATCAGGAGATGCTAAAGAAGTTTTATATGATAGACAATATGCAGGAAAGTGGTTGATATGGTCAGTTACACATACTATAACTCCATCAGATAAACCAGGAAAGATTGCCCATACGACAAATCTAGAACTTAGAAAAGAGTCGTTTTATGATATGAGTAAAGGATAATATTATGTCAGATAGTTTTTTATCATCACAATTTAAAGATATACAAAATTTCTCAATGTTTCATGGTGTTGTTGAAAGTAGAAATGATCCTGCACGATTAGGAAGAGTTAAAGTACGAGTTATTGGATTACACTCTTCTAGAAGAAATTCAACAACTGAAACAGAAGGTATACCAACTGATCATCTTCCTTGGGCTCAAGTTATGATGCCCGTTACATCAGCATCAATTAGTGGAGTTGGTGAAGCGCCTGTTGGAATAGTTGAGGGATCACACGTTATTGGATATTTTCTTGATGGTGATATGGCTCAATCACCCATCATTATTGGAACATTACCTGGAATTCCAACAGAGCCAGCAAGAGATGATGGGTTTAATGATCCAAATAAAATATATCCTAGAAAAGATCATCTCAACGAACCAGATACAAATAGATTAGCTAGAGGAATTAATCCAGAGAGTGGAAATGAATCAATTGATGAATGGGTAGATCCAGAAACTCATAAAAAATATAAGACAAAATTAGGTGAACATAAAACACTAGCAAGAAGAAAGAAAGATAGTTGGGATACTAAAGGACGATTTGCGCTTTCTGAAAATCAAATGCTCTTTGGTAGTGATCAATTATGGAATGAACCACATTCACCCTATAATGCTAGATATCCTTTCAATCATGTTACTGAAACTGAAAGTGGTCACGTAATGGAGTTTGATGATACTAGAGAACACGAAAGAATTCATTTATGTCATAGATCAGGAACATTCTTTGAAATGTATCCTGATGGTAAAATGGTACGTAAAGTATATAACAATAATTATGAGATCATATGTGGTGATACTTTTATTCTAATTAAAGATACAGTTGAAGGTTCTGCAAAAGAACCTAGTGGTGATCGTGGAAACTTAACGATTAATGTTGAAGGTAATGCTAACATCAAAGTTGATAAACAATGCTTTTTAGAAATTGGTGGTACACTACAACAACATATTCACGGTGATTGGAACGTTCAAGTAGATGGTAATATGAATTGGAGTATTGGGTCAAGTCGATCAAATGATAAATCAAATGGGAAGGGTGCTTGGTTCATTGATACTACATCAGATTATCAAATACACAATTATGGACAATATACACACGATGTAAACGAAAGAATAGAAATAGATTCTGTTCTTAATACTGAAATTACAGCTAGACATATTCACTTAAATAAGGACAGGTAAATGAGTTTTTTTGATAATATAATTAAAAATTCTGCTTCTATTAAAGATAAAATTACAAGTTCATCTTTAAGTGAACATATATCGTCTAATAAATCTTGGGGCGGAGCATTAAGTGAGGGCAGTTCACTTGATATCGAAGGGATTGGTAAGTCATTTGGATTTTCAAAAGAATCATTACCCTCATTTAGTGATAGTTCATCTTTTCAGTCATCTATCACGAATTCATTAGGTGGTAATATAAAAACTAATCCTGGAATATCGTCTGGATTAGAAAATATATTCTCTCAAAAAGATATCATTTCTGATAATTTGAAATTATCAGAGGGAGAACAATTATCATCATTTATTCCAGAAGATCAGAAAGGATCGTTTATTGATATATTCGATAAGTTTGATAGTGATATATCAGAATCAGTATTATCATCTAAGGTATCATCAGAGTCATTCAAAAAAAATATTGTAGTATCAGAACCTCAAAAAGAAAATACTTCTTGTGTATGTCAAGGTGGTGATCCATTCGCATCAGGAGAGAATGAATGTTTATCTAGTGGTGGTTCTTGGGTATGTAGAGAAGTATCTGCAGCTGAAGTAGAAAGTATGCAAAAATTTACAACTTCTATTCTTGGTGGACCATTCGCAAATATGAATGAAATTCCTGAATCATCATCTTCAACAAATGAAATGCAAGAAACTATTAGTTCATTTCTTGATAAATCTTCAGGAAATTTATTCAAAGATGGTATTAAAATACCGACAATCAATACAATTGCTGGTAATAAATCTTCAACACCAATTGGATCTGTACCAAAATCAATTGATAATTTACGACCATTAGATTCACAAGAAATTCTTTTGTCATTACCTAAAGTGCATCAAGAATCTATTAAATCTTGGGATGTTGAATTTTCAGAACAAAGTGTTAATCATTCTATTAGTGAATTGGATGATATTGTTAATGTTGATCAATGGACAAATCCTGCTGACTGTCGTAAATATAAGAAACAAGAAGCATTAGTATCAACAAATCAATCTTGTGTATGTCAAGGTGGTGATCCATTCGCATCAGGAAAAGATGAATGCTTAAATTCAAATGGTAAATGGGTATGTAGAGAAATTTCAGATGCAGAGGTAGCACAATGGAAAAGTTGGGCTCCAGATGTTAGTAAATTTGAGGGTGCAGCAAAATCATCATTAGTGGAAGCTGAAGAACAAGTTCATACTCTATTTGGTAAAATCGTTAAAGATAATGATTCAAGTTCTAGTATTAATATCAAAAATGCAGATGCAGATGAAGCGTATCAGACACAATGGATTCAAGAAGGATTTGATAATACTTGTTTAAGAACTCCAACTCAAGTAACAGATATTAAACCTAAGAAAGAAGAGAAACCAGTACCATTAAATACATCAGAAAAAACGTTTTGTGATTTCACTAGAGCAAGTGAAAAAGTTAAAAATGTTATACTTGAGAAATATGGTAAATTAATTATTGGAGAATATCCAAAAGGAAAAGCAACTTGTGAAAAGTATGCTGGAAAGTGGTCTTCCTGGACAGTGAAAGTGTATGAAGATGATGCTATATTACCAAAAGGTGATTGCTTTGTAAATAAAGATGGAGTGATTCGTACATATTTAGATATTGAACAAGCTGAATGTTATAATATGAATGGATTTGACTGGGTTAAAAAATCTGATGTGGTAATATAAAAAAATGCCTATTAATATTGATATTAATTTTATTAAAGGGAATGAAGGCCCTGGATTAAATCCTTATTTTGATGAGGGTAAAGTTAGTATAGGCCCTGGTGTAAATACTAATGCTAGATCTACATCTGAGTTTGATCTTTTAGAACAACAAACCAATAAAACATTACGTGATAAAGTAGAAATATTTCAACATATCACTGGATCATCTTCACACGTAAATTCTAAAATAAATCAAATAGTGGCTGCCAACCCAACTTGGTATCCATTGACTATTACAGAATCCGATCTATTATGGGATTGGATTTATACAATATTCTTGAATAAATCAACAATTTATTGGAATGATGCTAATCCAACAAACAATTGTACATTCGAGAATATGCAAGAAGAAGTGCAAACAGTCTGGTATGATATGATATATCAGTTTGGTAGTAATAACTCCTTTCCAAATTTTACTAATCAAATGACAACTGGTGATTGGCCAGCAGCAATCAATAATCTAAGAACTTGGACTGTAAACCAACAGACTCCATCCTGGCAAAATAGAAATAATGCTAGAGCAGATAGACTAGAAGAAATTATAACTAATGGAACAGATGCTTGGCCGTGCCCATTAATAGATATGAGCTGTGGTGGAGCTCCATCACAAGATCAAGAAGAACAATTACGTGAATATATAAAAAATCTCAATTGGAAAAATATTAGAGATATTGGCGAAAATGATGGAATAGAATCCGAAGTTAGATCCTATCCAGATGGTGATTATCCAGATTCATTTTTTTCATTTTATTCTGGAGATTTAGTTTGGTATAGAAGAGATGATATATATGGTGGATTAGGTACACCACTGGCCCCTACAATAGCAATGGCTGAATTGGGTAGCGGAAATAATTATCCTTATTCAGATCATCTACAAAGTCTTGATGCAGCAAAAGAGCATATAGCTAATTATATTATTGAAGCATTAAAAAGTCTTAAATACAACTTTTTTGATATTTGGAATAATAGAGATTTAGTATTTCCTGCACCTGCTGTACCAATATATGTTGGTGTAAAGGGAATTAAAACAAATTGGTATTGGGGAACATCACTATCATATGGTGATAATATTGCTGCAGTCAATGGAATGTATATGGGAAATATAGATGCATTTCTAGTTACTATGCCAATAGGTGATAATATTGATGCCGGAACAGAAATATTACAACTACTTTTTCACGAAAATGGTCATAGATTAGGCACAACATATCCACTTGAAAGAAATGATGTACCAGAAATAAATGGATCTGATATTATAGATATTCAAAAATATGCTCTTGATACAAATAACGATGTATATATTCCATCTTGGATGAGAGATCTTAAATATTACTCATTATCTGGCGGTGGGGTAATGTCATTTTTAGAATTGTTCAAACCATTTTATAATCCTCTAGATGGTTCTTATCTTCCAATATGGGAAATATTTAATGATAATAGTTTTTTTGAAGATGAATGGTTGATGAGATTAATTGGAGAAATTATCGTTCGAGGGCCTGGGGCGACAGTGCTAGATGTATTGAAAGAACTTCCAAACTTTGTTCCAGAGGTGTTATCATATGAAAAAGTTGAATTCATTCAATCTTGGTATGATTCTATATATGGTAGTATTCATTCAGCTTGTAGTAGTAATAGAGATGCACTTCTACCAGATGATCCTGGAGATATATGGGCTCATGGATATCAAGCGTCTGTTGCAAGAAAAGGATATGATAGAGTGAGTGAACATCATTGTGGTGTTATTCCGAGAACTGCAACAGGTAGTGATAATGTATTCGTTAATAATATTTCAGTCCATAGAGAAAGTGATACGAATACATCTCATCCATATGAACCAACCCCTGCAGGCTGTCCAGAACATATAACAAAATTGATTAATGGCTCTCCGACTGTATTCGTTAATAATAAACCAATAGCTAGAATTGGTGATTCATATGAATGTGGTATCACGATAACAACTGGTAGTAATAATGTGTTTGCTCATAACGATAGGAGAGCATATACATTTCCAGAAAAGATGTAGATCAAGTATAAATAATTGATAAAGGAATAGGAATTAATACAATGGCCATTAAAAGATCAGTACGATTATTTTCAGATATAGATATGATGTTTAAGCCGCATCCGAATACTAAAGATATTGTAAGAAAATATAATGAAAATGCGATTAAAACATCTGTAAGAAATCTTATAATGACAAATTTCGGTGAAAGACTCTTTCATCCAGAGATCGGATCTGGTGTGAAAGAATTGTTATTTGAATTAGATACGATCAATACTAGAATATTATTGAAAAATCATATTACAGCCTGTATAACGAATTTCGAACCGAGAGTTACATTACATAATGTTGAAATTATTTCATCAAATGATGGGCACGGTTACAATATAACTATTGAATTCACTATAAGAAACACTATTGAACCAATGATTATGACACTATTTTTACATAGGATAAGATAAAATGAAGTTAGAATTAGCAGATCTTGATTTTGATTCAATCAAAAGCAATCTTAAAAATTTTCTTAAAACGCAAAACGAGTTTCAAGATTATAATTTTGAAGGAAGCGCATTAAGTGTTTTATTAGATGTTTTATCATATAATACACACTATATGGGTTTCTATGGAAATATGATCGCTAATGAAATGTTTCTAGATAGTTCAACACAGAGAAATTCAGTAATATCAAAAGCAAAAGAACTCAATTATCTTCCTAATCAAAGTGAAGGCTCTATTGCAACAATCAATGTAACAATTAATGTTACAACTGAAGAGACTACATCAATCAATTTTCCAAAAGGAACTAGATTCACTGGTAAGAAGAAAGGTGATCAGGGAGAGTCATTCAACTTTGTATTAATGGATTCATTAATCATCAAAAAGGATGAGAATGGACTATTCACATCTGATATCAATGTATATCAAGGTGAACAAAAGAGTATTGGTTGGACTTATGATCAATCGAATAAACAACAAAAATTCATTATTAGTGATCCAACAATTGATATTAGTAATATGACACTAACTGTTGGTTCTAGTGAGCCGTGGGATCGTTTTGATAATATTGTGGAATTAACTAGTTTATCAGAGGTATATTTCCTTCAAGAGATCGAAAATTATCAAATGGAAGTCTACTTTGGAAAGGGAATTGTCGGTAAAGATCCGATCAATGAAGATAGTATTGTTGTTGAATATTTATCGACTACTGGTGAAACTGGAAATGAGTGTTATTATTTCGAGATTGTAGATGATGTGTATGATAATAATGGATATAAATTCTCTTCTAGTGATATGGTTGTTATGACATTAACACCATCATATGATGGTAAGAATAGAGAATCAATCGATTCTGTTAAATTAGTTGCTCCTAAGAATTATGAGATGCAAAGTAGAGCTGTTACTAAACAAGACTATTTCTCAGTACTGATGAATAAGTTCAATAATATTGAATCTATTAATGTTTGGGGTGGAGAAGATAATGATCCACCTGAATATGGTAAAGTATTCATCTCAATCAAGCCAAAGAATAAACTAAGTTTATCCCCCAAGCAAGAAGAATACATTAAAGAAGATATACTAAATAAGTATAATATGATTGCAGTAGTACCAGAGATTTTATCTCCATCATACACATTCGTTATTATTGACACAACAGTAAATTATAATCCAAATAAATCAAAGTTTGGTGCTAATCAGATTATGAGTCTGATTGAAGATAATGTTAGAGATTATTTTATATCTGAATTGAATCGATTCGATAGCTTTTTAAAATACTCAAAAATATTATCTATTATTGATAGTGCAGATTCATCAATTTCAAATAACTTGACAGAACTGGTTATATATAAAGAATTGATTATAGATTCTGGTCAACAAGGAATTTATACAATGGATTTTGATAATGCTATTACTAAAACTAATTTCTCATCAGAAATTTACACTGATATTGACGGTAATAAATTTAGAATTACTGACGATGGTGCGGGAAATTTAGTTATTAGAGATGAGTTGGATAATATAGTTGAAGAGAAAAAGGGATCTATAGATTATGAAAATGGTGTGATATCTATTCAAAGATTTACTCCTAAGATAAGTGATGGTTCTACATTAAGATTGTATGCTGATACTGCTATAGATGATGTATATACAAAGAAGAATAATCTAATTATTCTTGATGATTTAAATATTACACTTAATCAAATGCAATAATGGAAATAAAAAATGACAATTTCTTTACAGTCTAGCTCAAAAAAACTATCAATACTTGCTGAGAGATTTGTTCCTGATTTTGTAAAAGAAGAACATCCACTATTTGTAGATTTTATAGGTGGATATTTTAAGTTTATTGAAAAGGAATACATTTCTCAAGACACAATCAAAATCGTTAATACGACAGAAATTAGTGATGATAGTATTGCTATTGCATTTGCATGTAAACAAACACATATATCTGACGATTACAATCATCCAACAGGATTGAATGGTAGTGAATATTGGGAATTTAAAGATTATATAACAGCTTGGGATGATAATATTCCAGACTGGGATGCTGGTGTAACATATCATCCAACATCATACGGAATTTATCGTATGATAACTAATATGCTTGAAGAAACTGATATCGATAAGAATATGATCGATGATTATCTTGCCGAGTATAAGAAGCAATATATTCCAAACATTCCTTTAAGAGAAGATCTTACTAAAGAAGATGTCAAACTCATCTTAAAGAATATTCGTGAATTTTACAAAGCAAAGGGTACAGAAGCATCATATAAATTTCTATTTAATGTTGTATTTGAAGATGATATTGATTTTTATTATCCTAAAGTAGATATTTTAAGAGCATCAGATGGTCGATGGAATGATACATCATATATTGTTGTTGATAAGAAAGGTCAAGAATTAGAGAAATTCTATGATCAAGAAATTGTTGGTGTTATCTCTGGAGCAAGAGCATTTGTATCCAATGATAAGACACGACTAATTGAGGAAGATAATAATATTCTTTATCTAAAATCTATTAGTGGTGATTTTGAATTTGGTGAAGGTATTGTCATTAGAAATCTTGAGATTGATGATATTGATCCAGATGAAATGAAAGAGACTGAAGTTGATAATGCGACAATCATCTCTAAGAAAAATAAATGGGGTGTTCGTCAAAATAATCTAAGACAGAAAAATGCAAGAGCATATTCTGCACACGGTTATTCTTTGGACAGAAGTGGCGACTTGATGGTGATTGGTGCACCATCAGAAGAAGAAATTCGACACGATGAAGAGACAACCCAACACATACAAAATAACGATGATCCGCTTTATGTTATTGGTACTGCTAATGAAACAGAATTTAAGACAACAGATCAAGCAGGTAATTACGTAGATACTGGTAGTGTAAAAGTATATGATGTATTGAAGATCGAATCTGGTTTAGGTGGAGGTAATCAATATTTCAATGTAGTATCAATATATGATCCCACTTGTTCAGAAACAAATCTTGATGGATCAGTAATTAATGATTCTGAAACTTGTAATAATGTCGGTGGTGACTGGATCTATTCATTTGAAGTTGATAAATCAATTGATGAAACTACTGGAGCTCCTGTTACAGTTAATAAAGTATTGAATATTGAATCTACTGATGGATATATCAATGCTGGTGCAGTATACTTATATAGATTTAATGGGTCTGAGTGGATTGAAGATGATACAAACAAGACCTATGATTATGCTACTGATACTTGGGTCGATAATGAAAATACTGGTAGACTGCAACTTCCTATAGATTTTGATTATTATCACGAATGGAATAATACTATTGTATCTAAAACATATAATAAGTATGATAATGAACATTTTGGATTTGGAGTATCATTATTAGATAAAACTGAGTCTGATGGATCAATGAGTTGGTTGGCTATAGGCGCGCCAGGAAACATTTATCAAGATGTGATGGATAATTCATCTGTAGGACACGTTTATATCTATTCTAAAAGAGAAGAAGATGCTGGTTGGAGACTACAACAAGTATTAGATCCTGATTATATTATTGGTGAACAACAATATGGATTTGGTTATTCGCTCAAATTAGCATATGATGGTACAGCAGGAACTACTGGTGGCAAGATTAGATTAGCTATTGGTGCGCCATATTCAAACGCTGTTGGATATGAAGAAGCTACAATGAAAGAGCAAGCTGGATCTGTACATCTATATTATCTTGATACAACAACACAACATCACGAATATACGATTCCTGCAGGAACTTCATCATTCACAACTGATTTTGATATTGATTCAACATCAATATTAACAATTCATATGGATGATGTATTAGTTAATCCATCTGATATTACATATGATTATGCTAATGATACAATAACATTAGCAAATGCATCAGGTGGTGAACAAGTTATAGTTCAAGATGGAAAATTTTATTATGATACAGCAGTTGCTGGTAATGCTCCAATAAATCCAGCTAGATCAATTGAAAAAGCTATGTTTGGTGCATCAGTTGATATTAGAGAAAACATATTATTAGTTGGTGAGCCGAAAGGTATTGGTGATAATGATTATCAAACATACTTTACATCATTAACAAATTGGGAAAATGATCCAACAACTTATAAGAAGCCAGAAGATTTTGGTATCGGATCTGTACACATTTATTGGAAAGAAGATGATGTTCACGAATGGACAAATATTAATCGTCTAGGTCCAGCTAATATCACAAATAATGATACAATACTAAATTCTAAATTTGGTGTGTCAGTGATGATGACAGAAAATTATATGATGATTGGATCACCAAATCAAGAAACGCCTTCAAGTGTTAATGGAGGTGTAGTATATGCATATGATAATTATAAAGTTGAGAATGGAGTATTCAAATATTCGATTGTAACTAAATTATATGCAGAATGGGATAAGAAAACTCCTGGATTTGGTTCAGCATTATATATATTCGAATCTCCTGTAGATGATGATGGAAATAAATTTGATGTTGATAAATTAGCTGTAGCTGCACCAACCGAATCTAATAAGGGAAGTGTATATGTATTTAATAGAGTTAGAAATACTTGGAAACGTGTATATATAGTAGATAATCCAAATCCAGATCATAATCATTTTGCTGGTGCAACAAATCTTGATAATTTAGAGAAAATTTGTACTGGTAAAACAATTCATATTGAAGATGATTATCTATTTGCTGGACACCCAAAATATTCTAAAAATACAGGAATAGTATATCCATTCAAGAATATTGGATCTAAGCAATTAGTTCTCAATAAAGAGAATTGGAGAATTTCACAAGATCTTATACAAAAAGAAGATTCTGTATCATTTGAAGAATTTGGTAGCTATGTTAATATTTTGCAAGCCAATGATGTTAATAATTTTGAAGATGATATAGCATTTGTTGGAGAAGCTGGAACAAAATTAGGTCATATTGATAGAATTTCTACTGTACATATATTAAAGAAAAGTGGTGCATTATGGAAACTTCATTCAAAAATATTCCCTAGTCATTATGTTACAAATCCTAAGAAAACACAATTTGGGTCAGCTATTTCTTCATACGATGATGTAGTTGTTATCGGTGCTCCAAACGAAGATGGTTCATTAGAAAAATCTGGTAAAGCATACATTTATCAGACAAGTGATAAGGGAGAAACGTGGGAACTTCAGCGCACATTACAATCTCCAAATATTAATGCTAAAATTGAAGGACAATTTGGCTATTCAGTTATAATATCTAATGATTATATATTCATTGGCGCTCCAAACGAAGATGTTGAGATTGAAGGATCAGTAAAAAATAGTGGTGTAGTATATCTATTCAAGAAAGTTGGAAATAGTTGGGCGGATGGATATTTAATGGAGCGTATATGGGTACCGGTTTTGGATCATATTTCAGATCTAAAATTTGGATATACTATCTCATTCAATCAAACAACAAAAGAACTTGCTATTGGAGCTCCAAATGCAAATGTTAGAAGTGAAGTTATTGGTGGAACTGGAACATTTGAATTGACAAGTGGAGTTGGTAAAGTCTTTATTTATAGAGAGAATAGTAATGGATACTGGTCTCAAAAATCTTCCCCTAGTGACACTGACGTAAACTCATATGAATATGATATCACAACTGAATCTCCAATACAAGGAGCAAAGTTTGGTTCTTCTATTTGTATGTGTGGGTCGGGTGATACTATTGCTATTGGATCGCCTAATGAAACATATGGTACATATGATAATTGTGGTGTTGTTCATACATTAATAAAGAATGCTAATGGTAAGTGGCAACGTTCAGAGACAACTGATACTAAGATCGATATCATCAATACAAATATATTAACGCTTGATCCATCAGATTTAGATTATGAAAATGATAAGAAACAGGCTGATATCTTTCTGAAAGATCCTGGTGAAAATGATGATATCTATTTCAATATTTACTCTGGTAAAATATTAGGTATCAAAGAAGTAACAACAATACAAACTAATGAATCATTCGATCAATTAACTTGTCATCATTACGCTGGAACGTGGTCTGGTGCTGCAACTGGTTGTCAGTTCACTGGATCATATTGTTCTGATTATGATTATGATGGTTCTTGTTCTACTGGTACATATTGTGATGATTGGGAAACGAATGGTATTTGTTCTGATGGAGAAAGTACTGATAGATCAACTTGTGAATCATTTCCTAATTATGGTGTATGGCAAGCTAATCATTATGATAAAATTACTTGTGAATATGATGGTAGAAATTGGATTGAGACTCATACTACTGCAACAAATTGTGTTGCTAATGGTGGTGAATGGTATGCGACTCATACATCAAGATCAAGTTGTGAACAAATTTCTGGTAATACTTGGACACAAGGTAGTTGTGAAACTCCAACATGGGCACTAAGTGGTACAAATGATATTGGTGGTAAATGTTATGTTGACAACGGTGGTGATGTAGATACTTGGACAACTGACGATACATTAACTACAGCATTGAGTTGTGATAATGCTGGTCACACTTGGATTTTCAACATTAAGCAATCACATTGGGATGGTAGTCAAAATGAATGTGAGATTGAACAAGATGTTACTGAAATGTTCTCTATTAGATCATCAAGTGAATCTGAAAAAGATGTTTCTTGGTTAGGTACAGAAACACAATCACAAGAATTATTAGGACTCGGTGCTAATATTGAATACTACTTTGCACATGAAAGTGGTCAAGTAAACTATCGTGTAATAACATCAAATGAAAAAACCACAGCTGATGAGTTTGGAGCATCTGTTAAAATATCAGATAAGTATTTGATTGTAGGATCTCCTGGTTATAATGGTTCTACATCTTCATACGGTGATACTAGAAGAAATTGGAGAAGGCGTTCAACTAAGAAATATAAGTATCAATCAACAGTTGTTGAGAATGCTGGTGCAGTGTATATATTTGATTTAGCTAAGATAGTTCCAACACAATTAGAAAAAATTGAAGCTGAATTCTATGATAGAAATGAGAGATTTGGTGAGAATCTTTCTGCTTATGGGGATTCTATATTAGCAACTTCTAAGGGTTATAAAGTAAGAAGAGGTCGTCTAACTGGTATAGAAAATAATAAATATGAAGAGGATTCTGGTATAATTAAAGAAAGAGGATTCTGGTATACAACAGATGGATTCTTGGACTCTAAGAAAGTAATGCAGGATAATTTCATCTATCAAGAATTCTCATATATGATCGATTCAGATCAACAGATTTCAGAATATAGATCAATTGTTAAAGATAATGTTCATCCAGTTGGGATGCAATTGATTGGTAGATATAATCTTGGTTCTACAATTAATGTTGGTGCATTATTTGATGTATCTTTAGATTATGAATTAAATATGACTCCATCAGCTTCTGGTGGTTATATTAATCCACAAACATTCCATAGTTTATGTAGAGATTGGACTGTAGTATTTGATGTTGTATTGGGTAGATTTACAATGCAACAATTACCACCTGGTGTTCCTAAAGTAAATATTAAAATATCAGAATTGATGCACGAAAAGATTGCTTCTTGTAGTGGTGATGATGTATCTCTAAATCTTCCAGAAGTTGTTGCTCCAACTTGGACACCACAAACAACATATAATATTGATGATGTTGTAAAAGCAACTTCGCATCAATTGAATCACGTATTCGCAATTAATAGAAAAGAAAATAAGATTACTTTGATTGATCATCAACCAGAAATTATTGATGCTAGAGTAACTTTACAGACTACTACTATTGATCCAGACTATATGGAATATGTTCATTATTCACCAGAGAACTTTGTCTGGAGTGGAAATAGTGATTCTTGTATAGATAATACTGGAACAGATGTTTGGAATAATCCAGACTATCAAGATAAGGGATTATGTGAAGCTGCGGGATATACTTGGGCATATGGAGAAGATAGTATTGCAATGTATGGTGACATTCAAAGTGATTCATATATTAAAGTATATGTAGATGGTATATTACAAAGTCCTGTTAGTTGCTATAACTCAAATAATGTTGACATTACTAATACTCAAGTCAATGGAATTGATCAAAATTATAGAGCTGGATGTGAAGGTCAAGGTAACACTTGGAGAGGATATGTAATTGATGAGCAAGGAAATAATATAGACTTCATTGGTATTAATGATGGAGCAGAAGTTTCTATTGAGCATTATAAACTAGTTACTGGTATGCCGATTTCAGGCTGGAGCTTGCCTACATTCAATAAATATTCTTCTACTAATGGAGAAGTTCAATTAGACTTTGATCTTACAAATGATTCAAATATAGAAGTATATGCTGATGGTGTATATCAATCTCCAGAGAAATGTGTATATGATTATGATAATAATAAAATTACTATTAATTCATTAGAAGATTATACAAGTGTAATAGTAATTGATTTGACAGATTTTGTAATTCTTAAACCTACTATTGATTACTTTGACTTTGATGGATCTTCATCATTAGTACCATCAGTTAATTTATTCAATCAAACAATCATTAGTATTTGGATTGATGGTATATTCCAGAGTTCATCTAAAACATCTCTCTGGAGACCAAATACAACTTATCAAGTAGATGATGTTGTTGGAGCTCCAGACGATCCAACATCAGCATTTGTTGTAGAGAAAATTTATGATAGTGGACTATCTGCACAATTAGATTCTCATATGCCAGATTTTGATCAAGTTGAAATGGGTGGATTCATTCAAGATGGACCTGTAACACCAGTGTTTGATGAGATTGGATCTGCGATTATTAGATACGATAGAGCCATCAAGATTATTTGGAAAAGAGTTCCAATCGTATATAATAAGTACTTCAGATGTATTGCAACTAATATGATTGGAGATTGTAGCGATACAACAATATTTGATAAGAGTGATTGTATTGATGCAGGAGAAACTTGGACAGAACCAACTTCTCACGAAGGTAATTCTGGTACATTTGAGCCGATCTGGAAACTGGGTAGAAATGCACAAACTTGGGATAATGAAGTTACTTGGACTTGTTTATCTCCCACAAATGCATATGATGAAAACATTAGACCCGATGAGATTGTTCAAATTAAGACTGAAACTAACTCATTCTTCCCGTCAGATTATCCATTTATTAAGGGACTTGTTCCTATTAAGACTGAAGATACTACATATACTATAGAACTTGGAGAGTGTTTAGTAGATTTGGGTGGATCAGAAATCAATAAATCTAATTGCTTGGCAGCATCAGGTTCAATTGGTAGCTGGAATTACACAACTGAACAATGTGATTATATATTACCTATTGGTGTAGATAGTTGGTCAGAAAGTGTATGTAACACATATAATGGAATATGGAATAAATATGCTATTAAAGATACTACTATAAATATATCAGAAGTCGCTTCCATTGATGGTATTACTCGATACTCTCTTTTCGATACGAAAGGTAGGTTATGGAATTCATCAATCGAATATGCAATTGATGATGTTGTTAAGTATTGGGATGGTGCAAATTTAGAGTGGGCATATTATAAAGCAAGACAGATAAATAATAAGACAATATCACCTATCTATAATGATTTAAATGTTAGTCTTTCAGAAGGACAGGTGTATTGGACTTATTTAGGAAATGATGAAACTATCACTACAGGATTTGTATTCTTTATGAATGCAACTACTTGTGAACCGATAGAAGGATTCTATAATTTATTAACCGATCCATTTGGTAGACTTACGATTAAAAAGTGGAATCCAGTAGGAACAATTGATTATAATACTGGAATAATCAATATAAATAATTTAAGACTAAGTGATTATATTTCTGCTAATACAAGTTTTATAATCAAAGCTATTAAAGAAGATTAAAATGAGGAATAACATATGCCTGGTGTAGTAACGGCGGAATTTAGAACAATTCATACGATCAACTTTGTTGATTCTATTGATTATACTCAAGACGAAAACACAACTGAATCAGATATTCGACACGTTTATCTAGGGATTGGACGACAGGATGCTTGGCCGAATGATGCTAATAATCGTCCAGAATATGATAGAGCATTTAAGGTGCCCGAACCATCTTCTGATGATCCAACACACATCTATGATTTTTGGGATAATATTATCTCTGCAATTCGTATTTATCGTGATGAGATCTCTCCTGTACTAATTCGTAAAGATTATCAATCTAACTTTATGTATAACATTGGCGATGTTGTTGTATCAATTCATAATAATGAATATTATGTTTATGAGTGTAAAGAAGTTGGTTATGTTGCAGGTACAACTGAACAATCAGATTCTACATATAAGCCAGTAGGATATGAAGGTAATGTAGAAGATACAAATAATCCAGGAAACATTCTTCCTGGTCTATTTCACTATGATGATGGGTATTCTTGGCAGTTCTTGTATGACATGAATGAATTCATTCGTGAAAAGTTTATGACAAGTTTATATCTTCCAGTACCTTTTGGATCTGGAACAACAATTCTTCAAAATACATATGGTAAAGAAAATGCAATTTCTATCGCTAAATGTAGACACGTAATGATGAAAAAGAAATTGGATGATTCACTTATTCCTAATAAGCGTATTAGACAAATTGCACTAATGCTTGATCCAGAATTAAATGCTGAATATCAAAACGATACTGCATTAGCTAGAGACTTTATTCATTATGGTGAAACTGTAGCTGATGAATATATTCTGACTAATGCGCAGGGAGAATATATTATTCCAACACTAAAAGAAGATTCTGGTTCAATTTTCTATCTTGAGAATAGATTACCACTAAATCGTTCGGATGATCAAGTTGAAGAAATTCGACTTATCGTAGAATTTTAATAAAGGGAAAATACAATGGATTTAAATATTAAACCATACTATGATGATTTTGATGAGACAAAACGATTTACTCAGATTGTATTCAATCCTGGTCGTGCAGTTCAAGCTAGAGAATTAACACAGATTCAATCTATGTTCAAGAATCAATTACGTAGAGTGTCCAAAGCATTCTTCGTAAATGGTGATAAGATTGAAGGTGGCAAGATTGGTTCTGGCGAACGTCAATATTTCAAAGTAGCTGGAATTCCAACCAACGAATATGTAGGTTTAGTATTTACTAATGGTGCAAATAAAGCAAAATGTAAAGTAACTCATATTGGTAAAGAAGTCACATTTTATAATGAAGATGGTACAATCAAAGAGAAGAAAGACTATTCTAAATATGTATTCTTCGAATATATTGATACATCAATTGGTGAATTTGCTATCGGTGATAGTATTTGGACTGAATCGGATGTTATTATCAATACAAAGATTGTTAATGAAGAAGATGCTATCGGTAAAGGTACATTAGCATATATTGATGCTGGCGTATTCTATATGGATGGTTCATTTCATTATGTACAACCACAAGAGATAATTGCAGACCACGATCAAACAATTGATAAACTTAAATTAGGTTTAGTATTAGTAGAAGAGATTGTAAAAGCTGGTGATGAAATGTCATTAAATGATCCAGCATCAGGACACTATAACTTTAATGCTCCAGGTGCTGATCGAGTTAGAGCAAATCTATATCTAACAACTTCTAATGATGCACTAAAAGAATATCCATCATCAAAATTTGTCTCTATTTCTCAAACTAAAAAGGGTCAAATTATATCTCTTCCATCTCAACCAGAGAAGGATGCAAGTTTATTAGATAGAACACTTGCACGTAGAACATATGATGAATCTGGTAATTATGTTGTAAGAAGATTCCCAATTACAGCAACAATCGATAAAGATCCTGATATTTTAGAGACTAGTAATGATCCACTATATAACAAAGATCAAGTTCGTCTTAAAGTTGAACCTGGTACTGCATATGTGTTCGGATATAGAGTTAGTAGATCATCATCTGAATATGTATATACTCCATTGATTGATGAAAATGATGAAGATAATTATACATCTGTTGTGGGTAGAGATATTCAAGTTGAATATGGACCATTCTTTTTAACACAAGCTATTAAGACTGATGGAACACATTCTACAGGACTTGAATATGTTCAAGATACATTTAGTGGTGGATTTCCTCAGATTCAAAATGGTCACAAATATAATATAAAGAATTCAACTGGCGGCAAGATTGGTGTAGCAAAAGTTAGAAACTTTAGAAGAATTAGTACTTCTGCATCTGGAGTTTCTCAATATGAGATATATTTTGAGTATCCATTTGAGAGTGGTAATGAGACTGTTATTAATAACTCTGTAGCAGAACTTCAATATTTTGATGAAGCGACTGGAGCTGAAAGTGGTCCAAATATTAAGATTCAGAATGGTATTCAAGGAAACTACTCTGGTAATTTAGTATTCGATCTTCCAGAAGAGAATATTAAAGTTGTTTCTACAGCTACAAGATATGTTAATCGTGTGAAAGATAATGTAAATTATTCTTCTGGTAGTGGTGCTGTAGTTACAGTAAATGATACTAACACAGAATCTATTAGTGATAATCAATACATCATTGTTGTTGATGATAATAATGAAATTTGGGAAGTTGATCTTCAACCAGCCAATGTGAATCCTAACACACAGCTTTCGTTTACACTTCCTAATGAACCTACAGGTAATTTATCTGTATATTATCAAGTTAAACAATCAAACATTGGTGGTATTGAAAAGACGGAAATCTTTGATTTTACAGAAACTGTTAATGTTTCTTCAATGGAAGGTAATAGAATTCCATTATCTAAAGCTGATATCAATCACGTTAAGTCTATTATTTCTTCTAATGGAGAAGAGATGTCGCATAGATTCTCAATAGATAATGGTCAAAGAGATTTAGTATATGGATCTGGTGGACTCGTTTATCTTGGTTCTGATGTTAGTAGTGATTTAGGATCTTCAGTAACGGTGTCCTACACATACTTTACTCGTACAAATAATAGTGGTATATTAACTGTTGGATCATATTCAGATGAGTATAAGACAACTCCTGTCAGATATATATCAAAGAATTCAGGAAAAGAATTTGTTCTTCGAGATTGTGTTGATTTGAGACCTATTTCTAATGAATCTACAACTGATATTGTTGTTCCTCAATCTTCTCTATCTATTTCATATGAATATTATATGTCCAGAATAGATAAACTAGTTCTTACAACAAATAATACAATTACAACGCTAAATGGAATACCAGCACTAAATCCTAAGCCACCTGCTGATCAAGTGAATACATTGTCATTATATACAATGACTATTCCACCTTATCTAAGACACGGCTCTGATATTAAATTTAATGCTATTGATTATAAGCGTTATACAATGGCTGATATTGGAAGTCTAGAAGAAAGAATTAATAGACTTGAATACTATACATCATTATCATTACTAGAAAAATCTGCATTAGAAACTTCAATTAATGATGCTACGGGTACTATGGAAGCATTTAAGAATGGTATTCTAACAGATAATTTTACTAGTCATGCAATTGGTGATATCACTAATGGTGATTATTGGTGTTCTATTTCGGGTGGATTCTTAACATCCCCGGCAGAAGCAAATAATGTTCAGTTCGAACATTCTTGGTTAAAGACTAGTAATGCTGGATTAGAATATCCTTCAATTTATGATGGTCAAACTACAATTGATCTAGATGGTTATTCTATGGACACTGGTATAAACTTTCTTACGGGTGTAGTTGATAACAACAATACAATGTATGATAATGCAACATCATCTAGTGATGATGGTGGTATCAAAATAACAAGTAAAACATATACTTTAACTTATAAAGAAGTTCCAATTTTAGAACAAACATATTCAAGTGGTGTAATGAATATTAATCCATACAATGTGTTTAGATATGCTGGATTCTTAGAATTGACTCCATCAAGTGATTCGTGGGTAGAAACTAGAGATATTTCACCATTGACTGTTGAAATGGATCAGGGTGATACAACAGAAATGTGGAATGCTCTAAATGCCCCTCTTGCATTGACTATGGATGTACAAAATACTAGTGATAGAATTGTTGGTACTTCTTGGGATTCGTGGGGTAATTGGCAGGGTGGAAATTGGAATGGTGCTACACAAACATCAACTAGATCTGGTGTACAAACTCTAGAGACAACTGAAGAGGGTATCATTAATCAGATATCATCAAGCAATGTTAAAGAAAATATTGGTAACTATGTTGTTGATGTTTCAGTTGTTAATAAGATGAGATCAATGGATATTGAATTTGAGGGAACTGGATTCAAACCAAATGAAATTGTTGATATCTATTTTGATGGTATCAATATGATCAATTATACATCTCATTCAATTCCTACATTAAATGAACGTAAAGTGGAAGAATTAGATGATACTAATATTGCGAATCATCCGATTGTTGGAGCGCCATATATCAAAGTAAAGATTGCAAATTATAAAACTTGGTCTTGGCAAGAAACGTTTGATTATGTATCGGAGAGATTAACTAATTCTTGGATTTCTACATATATCACTGATGATGATAGTAATGATACTTCAATAGAGGATCATAGTGGTGGGTCGATTTTCAAAACATTCCCATATGATGCGAGAAGAGATAATTTCCACGGATTTGCAAACTTAAAGCAAATGAAGTGGAATGTTGCTGGTCTTGGTACAATATACAATGATGTTTGGTCAGGTACATATGCATATATTATGGGTATGGTAGCTGATAGTGCAAATAGTGAAGCTATCATATATTTAAGTCAGATTGTTGGTCCTGAAGGATTTAATAAATCATACTTGAAGAATATTTGGAGTAGTGAATGGGAAAGTAAAACCTTTGGTTCACAGTCAAATGATCTAAAATTAAGAATTAGAACTCCTTGGGAGTTATCGGAAATGATAACATCACCTAGACAGGGTGTTGATCAAATAGTACCGTCAAATAAGATTATTAGTCAACAAGCAATTGATGTTGTTGATTGGGATGGTATTAATATGATGATGAATGATACTACTACTGGTAAATATTCTCTTGGTGAATATCCTATTGATAATGATACATCTAAAAAATATCATTTATCAACTGACTCATCAGGAAATGTTAAAGGTGTATTTCATATGCCAGGTGGTATATTCTCTGTCGGTACAAAGACTCTTAGAATTCAATCTCCATCTGATACTACTGCTGGTGAAGCAAACTATACAGCGTTCGGTACTATGCAAACCAAGAGAGATACAATTCTTTCTTATGATGTACCAATGGTTGAACAAGAGTGGATTTCTAGAGAAAGAACTACACAACAAATTGTAACAGATTCAAGATCTAGAACCATTCGTTGGTCAGATCCTCTAGCACAATCTTTCTTGACAGACTTTGTTGAAGATGTTAGAGATAATAATGGTGATATTAAGCACAGGGCACTCGAAGAGGGTTTATATCTATCTTCCATTGAATGCTGGTTCTCAAGAAAACCATCAACAAGTAGTCCTAATAAAAATACTAATGTGACATTAGAATTAAGAACTATGCAAAATGGTATTCCTACTAATATGGTAATACCAGGTTCTGTTGTTAATTTGCATCCAGATAAAGTAACATCTTCTGGTGATGCTGGAGTAGTACCATCAAGTACTAAATTCTCATTTACTTCCCCAATATATCTAGACTTTGCTCAAGAATATTGTTTTGTATTATTATCAGACTGTGATGAATATGAAGTATTCACATCAACAATTGGTCAGTCTGATGTTACTACTGGAAATATTATCACTAAACAACCATATATTGGTGTGATGTTTAAGTCTCAGAATGGTTCTACTTGGAATCCAATGCAAGAATCTGATGTGATGTTTAAGATGAATAGATGTAAATTTGATAATGATAAACTTGCACAAGTAATTCTAACACCTAAAGTTGGTATAGGGGCAGGATTTGATGATTATAAATTATTTGAAGGAATTGATGCAACAACATATCTATTAAACACAACTCAAGCCGAGCCAGAAAATACTGCAATTGGTTGGGAGTGGAGTACAGATGGATTTAATTGGACGACATTAAAAGCTGGTGTTAAAGACAATTTCAATGGAAGAATGTCATTCATTGATTCAGAAGCTAGTAATACTGATTCAACTGAAATTGAAAGAATGAAAGCTAAACCAATCTTCTTGAGAGGTACGCTGGCATCTAAATATGATAACATAACTCCATTCATTGCAAGAGAAAGAACAAATCTTATATTAGAAAATAATCTTACTCATTACTATGAGAAGTTAAGTGGTACTCAATATCTTGGTAATCAAGCAAAAGTATTTGCTGGGGACGGAAGAGAATTGATTGCTGGTGATCGTATTCCTGGTATATACATTACTAAACCAGTTACACTTAATAAACCTGCAAATTCACTACGTATATACGCATCCGTAATGGAAGGTATTAGTGGTGGAGATGTAAGATTCTATTATAACACAGATGGTGCTCCACAACAATATATTGAAATTGATTGTCGTTCTGATATTGCACAAACATATCTGGCATTAGAATCATATAGAAATATTATTGTTATTACTACTAGTGATAACGCTGAACCAACATACTCAGCATATGAAGCAGAAACACAAACTTGGGATTCTTATGCTATTATTGAATCTTATGAAATCACTGAGTATAAAGATTCAGATCCTACTAGTCTGGATCATCACGGTATTAAGGGTAGATTATATCTATCTGAAATTAATGATGCGGCAGAGGATGATAAAGGATTTATATTGACACATAATAATGATGGATCTACTCCTAAAAAGATTTGGATTCATCCAATGTATGTTAATGGTGAAGGTATTCGTCACGTAGAGTTTGATTCACAGGGTCAAGGTGCAGATATTACAGCACCACTAGCAAGAGTTATCTCTAATGAAACTCAATTAGAATGGAAACCAATGATGCTACAAACTGATCTCGGTAAAGAACTAACTGCTGAAGATATACATACTGGATCTAGTAATGGTGGCTCTGGTAATCCTGAAGTGGGAGATCTTATTATGAGAGATTCTTCACTAACAGCATCTTCTGTAGTACTTCACCCTGGAGAACAATTTAGTGAATGGGAACTAGTTCCAAGTGTACCATCATATTTAAGAGATTTACAGACAGATGATCTTCATAGAAAGGCAGCATTTACTCATAATTCATTCTCAACATTTAGAGTGAAAATTGAAATTGTTGCTGAAGATCCTCTAGATGTTCCTATAGTAAAGAATTTAAGATCAATAGCAATTACAGCATAATATGAAATTAATAGAAGGAATGAATGGGTATAGAGATTCTAATAGTAATGCTCTCATTTTCACAGACGATTTAGAATATGAGAGAGTTATTAATAGAAGGAACGAATATCTAGAGAATAAATCTAATCAAGACACTATAAATATTATGAAGAACGAGATTGAACAGTTAAGAGAGATCGTATCGCAACTTATCAATAAGGAATAAAAACGATGGCCTGGACACATTACTTACAAAGAATTACAGTTGATGACACATTCGATCTATGGAGATCTGAAACAAATAAAATAATGGACACTGTAGATGAATATCGTCTTAAAATTGATACTGAAGATCAATTAAATGGATTATTTATTGCATCTGGATCGTGTGATGATTGGAATACAGCAGGAAATTGTTCTGTCTTATTAGATGAGGGTATATTACCAACAGCAACAACTTGTTCACAGGCAAATGGTACTTGGTCATCTACACATCCGCATAGAGAATCGTGTGAAAATTCGGGACATATTTGGACTCCTCATAAAACAAAATTCAAGAATAATAATCTAACAATTCTTGAAGTGACTGGTGGTGAAACAATTGCTGGAACTCCTGCACTCGATCATTCAATGTCAAGAGTACACGTTTTTAGTACTCAAGAATCAACATCTTATACAACTGGTGCATTAGTTGTAGATGGTGGCGTTGGTATTGCTGGAAATCTTAATGTTAAAGGTGATATTAATTTCTTAGCACAAGAAGGAACTGGTGGAACAATTACATTTGGTGATGCTAATACCGATAATGTTGTATTTGGCGCTGATATCGACTCAAATATTATTCCAGATAATGATGATACATACGACTTAGGTTCTTCTACTCAAGAGTGGAGAGATTTATGGGTTGATGGTCATACTAGAATGGATCAAGTGTCAATTGATACAGATGATGGTATATTTAATGTTGCTGGATCAAATGCGTTTAACTTTAATGTTGGTGATGCATCTAATATTACAGTTGGAGGAATGCTAACAATTTCTTCTAATGATTATGAAATTCAAAATAGTGGTGTTACAATCAATGGTACTATTATTGATGTGAATTCAACTGCTTCAACTACAATAACATCTGGAATTAATGTTGATATAAGTTCACAATTTGATACTGAAATTGTAGCTATTAATGGTGATATCAAAGTTAATTCTATTAATGGTAATCTTGAAGCATATGGTATTAATTCATTTGGATCATTTACTGGATCAGAGACAACAACTACTTCGCAAGATATTATAGAAAATGCCAATCAAGATATCAATAACACTGCTGGAAGAACAGTAAATATTAGTGCGACTTCTACTGATGTTAATATATCTGCTGGTAATGAAGTAGATATTGATGCTGATACAATTCAATTAGATGGAACATCATTAGTAAATATTGGTGGTAGTGAAACAACTACTAATGTTAATGTATTAGCACAAAATAATATTGATATTCACTCTATTGGTTCTACTACAATCACCGGTGATCAATCATCAAGTGTTAATACATCATCTGGAAGATTAACTATTTCTGGTGATGATGGTGTCACTATTTCAGGTAATAATGCGACAACAATTATTGATGCATCAGGCCAAACTCTAGATGTTGATGCAACAACTATTGATATTGATGCTACTACATTCAATGTAGCTGGTACTAATACATCAACTATTGAATCCACTGGTGGAGATCTAGAATTAAATGCGTTCGGTGATGTTGATGTTGACGGTGATACTGTAACTGTTGATGGTACAACTGGAATCAATATAGGTACAAATTCTAGTGGGGTTCCTGTTACTATCGGACATTCATCATCAGAAGTTACTTTTGGTGATAATGTAACAATCACTGGAGATCTAATAGTACAGGGTGATACTACAACTATTGAAGTTGCAACAATGGTCGTAGAAGATAAGAACATTGAACTTGGTAATGTAACTACACCAACTGATACAACAGCAAATGGCGGCGGTATTACTCTACACGGTGACACTGATCATACTATCACTTGGGTAAATGATACAAATGGTGATTACTGGAATATTAGTGAAAAGCTAAATGTTGATAATGTATGGGCAAATGGAAATGATGTATATGGTGATGTTACATTAAACATATATTCAGACTCTGGTACAGTAAATCTAGGTAATGATGTAACAACATTAGTGAATGTTGATGCTGATTCTTATGTATCGAATACAAATATTTATGATGTTAATGCAACTACATATACTGCTGATGGTACTGACGTAACATTAACAGCTATTCAGACAGCTTCATTACAATCACAAAATGCAGTAACAATCACATCAAATATGGCTGGTGGGGTTGGTCACGATATGGATGTTAATTCTGGTGAAAGTGATATTAACTTTGGTGGTTATAATATTAGCTTTATTGCACAAAACAATCTATCTCTTGAGGGTGAAGTATCATTTGATGGATTCACTGTTAGAAATACAGCATTCACAATTAAAGATGATGATAAAGATCTAGTACTTATTGCTAATAAAGGTGTAGCGAATATTAAGATCGGTGGTAATGGTGGTTTAGTATTACCGACTGGTCCCGAATCTATCGAGCCTTGGCACGAAAATCATTCTGAATTTATTAATGGTAGTGATGATGCTACAGTACCACCAGCTCGCTGGGGTACTTGTACACTTACTACTGGTCACACTTATCAATCAGAAGCAGATCCTGTTAATCCAGATCAAACTTGGTATAGTGTAACTGGTGATTCTCAGATTGACACAAAAACAAACTGCTTAGGTGAAGGTCAATGTCATATTTTAGCTGATACACAAGCATCTTGTGAAGGATCAGGGGGAGCGTGGGCAGAAAATCACTCAATTAATTATCAATGTGTAATGCCATATGATGTTGATGGAAATGCTCTTACTACTCAAGAAAATTGCTTACTGTCTGGTGGTGTATGGACTACTGGTTATTGGTCACAACCTCTAGCTGAAGTTGGTCATATTAGATTTAATACTGACACATCTAATTTTGAAGGATTTGATGGAGTAAACTTTAGATCTCTTGAGGGAACTAGAGATACAGACAATGATACATTCATTAGAGCTGAAGAAACTACAGGTGGAGATCAAGATGTATTAGAATTCTGGACAAATGGTGTTAGAAGATTAAATGTACAATCTAATGGTCACTTTGAGCCGAATACAGATAATGCAATTAATCTTGGATCTTCAACAAAAGAATTTAAAAATCTATATGTTGATTCAACAGCATATTTAGATGATGTTGAAATTCACGATACTACAGCTTCAATAGATAATACATCTGGGTCATTAAGAGTTGCTGGTGGTACTGGAATTGTTGGTGATGTAAATATTGGTGGATCTACTGATATTGATATAGATCTAACTGTACATAATAACGTTATTCTTGGTGACGATAGAACACAAACAATCGATCCTAAAGGTGATTTTGTTTCTTCTATTACACCTAATGCAAATAATGAAATTGACTTGGGTACAGCAGATGAAAAATTTGCAAATCTATATGTTCATACGAAGATTGATTTAGAGGGTGATATTGATATCGAAGGTGATATTGATATGTCAGCTAATGCTAAATTGACTTGGGTAAATGATAATCAATTCATTAGTGCTAATTCAAATGATTTGTCAATCGGTGCTAGTAGAAATATTACGATTGATACTGGTTCTAGAGATATCGCTGATATTGCAGCAAGCGCAGAAAGAATTAATATTGGTTATAATGCTGATCCATCTGGAATGGATTATAACTCAGAAATTTATATTGGATCAAGATCAAGAACAGTAAATTCTATTACTCAACATTCAACAGTTAAAGTTGAAGATGATTTAGAGGTTCGTGGTTCATTAACAATTTGGGGTGATGCGGGTGTTACTCTTATACCAATTGGTGGTCTATCGCTTGGTATGCACGATGATTATTTTGTTGATGATACACAATCTCAACAAGGATATCCAATCTACTTTGATCGTGATGCTAACACTAAATTATATTGTGAAAATGATGATGAGTTATACTTTGTAATTGGTGGACAAACACGTGGTACTTGGACAAATGATAGATTAAGAATTACAAGTAATAATTTAGAAGTTGATAATATTAGATTAGATACAAACACTATTGATACATTATCTGGTGATCTAAATCTTGATTCAAATGGTGGTAATGTTAATGTTAATGATAATCTAAATGTATCTGGAAATACTGTTATTGATGGTAATCTTACAGTACACGGTGATACAGTAACATTAAATACTTCAACATTGACAGTTGAAGATAATATTGTAGTTCTTAATAAGAATGTTACAGGAACACCAACATTAGATTCTGGTCTTGAAGTAGAACGTGGTGATTTATCTAATGCAACATTACAATGGATTGAAGCTGATGATCTTTGGAAGGCATCTAGTCAATTTAGAGTTGACAACATCAATTTTGATGGTAATACAATTACAACAACATCTGGTGGATTGACAATTAATTCTAGCAATAATAATGTTGTTATTGAAGATAATGTTAATATCAAACAGACTCTAGATGTTGATTCAAATCTTAATGTTGATGGAACAGCAACAATTGATGGTACAACAACTATTAGTTCTAATGCATCTATCGCTTCTGATTTAGAAGTGAATGGTGTTATTCGTCCTGAAAATAGTATAGCATTTAATGGATCTAGTAATTCAACAATAGTTGGTAGTTCGAGTGGAAATTGGTTTGATATCTACAATAACACAGCTGATGGAAGTGATAATAAAGCACTTAGAATTGCTGGTGGTGGAGATGTAACTAATGCGAGAGGTGCTACAATTGCACTATTTGGTAATGAAGTTGCTAATTCTAGTGGTGATATTGTTATTGAGTCTGGTGCAGTAGGTGACGTATTTATTAAGAGACAAAATGCAACAAAGATTGCAATACTTAATGATGCTATTCATACTTATACCAAGATAAATACTAATGATTATAACATTGAGATGGGTACTGGAGATCTTTATCTACACGATCTTTGGACAACTGGAAATGTTGATGTAGCTGGTACAATCAATGCTGGTGGTATTACATTAGGTGGAAACATTACAGCTCCATATATGAGAATTGATAATATTGAACTTGATGGTAATACAATTAGATCAATCAACAATACAGATCTTCAAATTTATGCTGATGGTGGCAACATTATTCAGTTGCTTGATGGTGTAAATTGTAACACTTATATCACTGTTGATAATATCAAACTCGATGGTAATACAATTTCAACAACATCTGGTGATCTAACGTTAGATGCAGCTGGAAATGATATTACAACATCTGATAATGTTTCAATTAGTGCTAGATTAGATGTTGATAATATACGTATTGATGGTAATACAATTTCAACAACTAATAGTAATGGTAGTCTAACACTTTCTGCTAACGGAAGTGGAGTTATTAATATTGATGATACTCTTGATGTTGATGGTATTACATATCTTGATAATATTAAGATTGATGGTAATACTATTACTACACAAAATAGTAATGGTAATCTTGAATTATCAGCAAATGGATCTGGTGTAGTATCTATTGATGATACTCTTGATGTTGATGGTATTACATATCTTGATAATATTAAGATTGATGGTAATACTATTACTACACAAAATAGTAATGGCGATCTTCATATTGATGCTCACGGAAGTGGTAAAATTAAGATTGATACTAATACAATTATTGATGGTACATTAACTGTAGATAATACTGCTTATATAATGGGTATGTCACTATCTACTTCTACTATTAGTAGTACAGGATCGAATCAAAGTCTTTATCTCAATGCAAATGGGGCTGGTAAAGTTGAAGTTACTGATAGCTTAACGTGTTATGATTTAGTATCTAGTGGTAATATTACTGGTGCGAATGGTTACTTTGATCAACTATCATTAGATGGCACTACTATTACATCTAGTGGTGGTAGCAACTTAACATTACGTTCAGCAACTAGTACAGTTACTATTGATGATAATTTATATGTTAAAGATCTCTCTGCTGATCAGTCTACTTGGGAATTCTATAATACAAGTGGTTATGGAAATACAAGTTTCTATAACAAAACTAATTCGAAACTTATACATCTACAGATGGGCAATGGTGTTCTAACAGGATACTATAATGGTTATGAAAGATATAGAACAGATAATAGTGGATTAATAATTTCAGGAAAACTTGGAATTGATACTGGCTCTGGTACTCATTGGGCAATTGATGCATCTGGTAATTTAAATTGCGCTAAAGCAACAAATGTTCCAGCTTCTTGGACTGATAACTATTATATTTATATGGCATTATTTGATACTGGAAATGGTCGTCTTACTTTACACCGATCAGATGGTGCAGAGAGAACAGTTGATCTTGATGGAAGATATGCATTAGAACATTCTCATCCATATCTACCATTCACTGGTGGTGTAATCTCTGGCGGATTAACAGTTAAGAGTAATTTATATATTGGTGGGAATAATATCTCGGCATTAGAATCATCGCTGAGTCACTACTATGATGATTCTAATAGTACTTGGAGAACATTTGGGTGGGATGTAATTGATCAACAGTTTATAATAGAGGATGATTCTAGTGAGGTATATTCAGTCATTCATAGTGGAAATATCACTAATTATACTAATGATGGTGGTAGGGTAAATACATCTTTAGGTAGCTATGGAAGTGTTAATGTATCATATGAAAAAAATGGTTGGGCTGGATATTCAATTCATAGTGGTAAATTAGAATTTATACACTATGCCTATGGTGGTGCTGGTATTCGTGCAGATTATGGTTGGATCCTTTATGCTGCAGATGACGCCTGGACCCGTCTTTATTATGGAGGAGCCGATAAACTATCAACCTCATATTCCGGCATTGATATCACTGGTGAAGTTACAGAATCATCTTCTCGTAGATGGAAAACTAATATATCAACTTTAGAAAATTCTCTAGAGAATGTTAATAAATTACGTGGTGTAGAATTTGATTTTGATGAAGAACACGGTGGAAAACATTCAGTTGGTCTTATTGCCGAAGAAGTTCGAGAAATTTATCCAGATGCAGTTAATACTGATGAAGATGGGGAAGCAAATGGGGTTGCATATAGTCACTTAGTTGCACCTCTCATTGAAGCAGTTAAAGAATTAACTAATAAAGTTGAGGCTCAAGCATTAGAAATTGAAGAATTAAAAAAGAGGAATAAATAATGACAGCTCAAACATATGATCTTGAAATTGAACAGGGTTCTCAATTTAGAGTTCAGATTGAGTTAAAACAACCGGACGGATCTCCAATGAGTCTAGCTGGTGCCTCTGCATATTCACAAATAAGAAAATCACCGAGATCTAAAAATGCTCTCGTAGATTTTACTACAGAAATTCCATCTCCAGTTTCAGACGGAATTGTAATCATATCATTAACTCATAATCAAACATCGGATTTGAATTTTTCAAGTGCTTTGTATGATGTGGAAATTGAATTCGCCTCTGGTGATAGAAAACGTGTGCTACAGGGTAGCGTTAGACTAAATCCAGAAATCACTAAGATATAAATATTAATAAAGTTGGAATACGATAATGGCGACTAATGAGCAGATTACAGTAATTGTAAAACCGGACCCAACGTATATTATTGAGGTTGGTAAACAAGGTCCACCAGGACCACTGTCACAATCGTTTATTTTTACTCAGGCCGCAGCGTCCACCGAATGGGATATTGAGCATCAACTAGATAAATATCCATCAGTTATGTGTGTTGATAGTGGTGGAAACTGGGTGATTGGAGATGTACAATATATAACATCAGACAGATTAATTGTTAGATTTAAAGATCCGTTTGGTGGGAAAGCATATTTAAATTAAGGAGAGCAAAATGTTATTTTTAAACAATATAGATCTAAATAAGAACGAATTGCAGAATGCAAGAGTTCATTTTTTGGCATCTGCTCCATCAACCCCAGTCGAAGGTCAGATCTACTATAATAGTCAAGATCATGGCATTTGGGTATATAACGGAACTAGATGGTCAGATATTACAAACCCGTTCGATAATCTTGTAGATGTTGAACTAAACGCTAATGTACAATTCCACGAGAATATTACATTAGATCAGGATAATACGTTTACACACGGAACTACAGTACAATCTAATAGTGCTACTGGTGGCAAGATTACTGATAGTGCAGTATTTGAGATTGAAGCAGCGACTAAAATCTTACTTGATAGTTCAGTTGAAGTTGACGGAATTAACACATTTAGTACTGGTACGGGTGCAGTCTCATTAAATGGTGATACAACACTTCATTCAAATAAGAAGTTGTTTATTACTATGGAGAAACTCTACATTGATAATAATGTAGTACTTCCGTCTGCTGAAGAGATTAACACATTAGATACTGTAGTTCGTGGTGAAGTTGAAGTATACGATCTAGGGGCTGGTAAACTATCTGGTGGTGCTATAGTTGTTGATGCAAATCACGACTTGACTGGTGCAGTTGGTAAACGTATTAGAAACATTGCGATTGACGGAAAACTTACTGTTGATAATTCAGGTGCAAGTGGTGGTATTGATCTTAATGGCGAATTAGACGTTTCTGAAGTTGTTAAATTAGCAGCATCTGGTGTAGCTACAACAGTTCGTGGTACACTACAAGTTGACGAGGCAGCAACGTTCTCAGACACTGTAACTGTTAATGCTGGAATCGATCATAATGGTAATATGGATGTATCTGGTACAGTTGAATTAAATACTTCTACTGGTACTACTACAATCTATGGTGACACAACTATTGGTTCTAATGCAACTCCAACTAGTTTAGTTGTTAAGAAAGACTTAACGGTTGGTATTTCATCTGCTACTGATTCAGTAAATCTTAATACATCATTGAATGTTGCTGGTGATTCAGATCTTAATGGTGAACTTGATGTTGCACAAACAGTTTCATTAGCATCTCCATCACATACAACTACAATTCGTGGTGATGCGCAGATTGATGGTCACTTAACAGTTGGTGATTCTACTACGTTTGGTGGCGGTACTTCAAAGAACATTACTGTTTGGGGTGACTTAACAGTTAAGGGTACTACTACTCAAGTTGATTCAACTACAGTAAATGTAGGTGATAATAACATTCTATTGAATGATGATAATACTGCTCATTTATCTAACACTAATGGTGGTATTTCTATCAAGCGTTTTGGTGGCAACGATGTTACTAGACAAGATGCAATTTTAGAATATGACGAAACAGCGAATAGATGGACAACTACTGGTGGTGAGATTGACACAGCTCAATTTATTACTGCACAATTAACAAACAAGATTACATCTACTATTGGTGATGGTACAGCAACTTCAATTTCAGTAACTCATAACTTGAACACAAGAGATGTTACTTGTACTATTAGAGAAGCAAATGCTCCATATGCTCAAGTGTATGTAGATGCAGCGTTTGGTACAAATGCAGTAACATTTGAATTTGCATCAGCTCCTGCAGTTGGTGAATATGTAGTAACTATAATTGGTTAATAAGTGTAACAAGGGTGAAGCACTATGCTTCACTCTTTGTTAGCTTCTATAGGATATTCTATGGGAGGATATCTTAAATTAGGAAGGAGTTAATATGCCTATACAAAAGGTAACGACAAAAGTTCTGGAAGAGAATTCGGTCACTTGGACGAAATTATCTACACAGACACAAAATAAAATTACTACAAATGTTGATATCACTGGGGGAACGATTCAAGGATTATCATCTCCAATTCCAGTATCATCTGGAGGAACTGGTGGAGCAACTACTGAAGCGGCACGAATTGCTCTCGGTGTCGTTATTGGTACTGATGTTCAACAATATGATGACGATCTTTATACGATCTCTACATTAGATAAAGCATTAGGTAATTTTATTGTATCTGACGGTACTCAATGGGCAGTACAAACACCTTCTCAAGTTAGATCTACAATTGATGCTCAACCCCTTCATTGGGGGTTGACTCAAATCTCAACAAAATCAGATTCATCAACTGATGGTGATATACTAGTATTTAAAAATGGTACTTGGACAAACGAAAAGAATGCAACATTTAGAGCCACTATTGGTTGTACATATGGTGTTGATATTCACGCATTCTCTTCCCACATTGATAAGATTGATACTTTACCAAAATTAAATAATGGATTTATTGTTGCAGATGGAACTACGTGGACCACATCAATTGGTAGTGATGCTAGATCAAGATTAGGGTTAGTTATCGGAAGTGATGTTCAAGCGTATAGTACACATTTAGATGTACTATCAACCAATGCTGGAGATGGTCAATTTGTTGTTGGAAACGGAACTACGTGGACTACAGAAGGTGGTGCAACAGCACGGACTTCGCTAGGTCTTGGAGATGCTGCCACAAAGAATATGAGTGGTACTGGAAATTCGGGAGTTGCTTGGGGTAATCACACGCATCCATCTACAATTTTCTGGGATAACTATGTAAACTCATCTGGAACTGCTATTAATGGAACAGTTTCATTCAATGGTCATTATATATCAAATGTTAGTCTTTCTTCAATTGGAGAATTGGTATTTAGTAGTGCTTCATTAAAGCCATCTAATACTACTGGATATGTTGAATTAAATAGTACTGGATCTGATCCAGGTCTTAATTTTACTGAGAATGGTATTAATCGTGGTCTCATTAGAGGTCATAATGATGGTGGTACTAGAACAATAGAAATATTCACATCATCAGGTGATATAGCATTCCAGGGCAGAGATAATTCTGGTGTTAGACTTTATCATAATGGTATCAAGAAATTTGAAACTCTTGGTGATGGTGTTGATATTGTTGGTGATATGGAAGCTGATACTGTGACAGTAAATGGTTCTACTATCATTGAATCAGATGCTAAAATCGATTGGAATAAAATTAAGAATAAACCAACTGGACAAGTGGAAGATATCAAGTTTGAGAATTATGATATCTCTGGATGGAAACAAAATACGACATTATCTATAACACCTAGTTCTATTCTTGGTGTTACAAATACTACTGGATGGACATTTAAGTGTAGTGCAGCTTTACGAGGATCATATCTTTGGAAGAAATCATATGGTGGTGCGGCAACATCTATAACAGTTTCTACAACAAGAAATAGTAATAATGCGTGGACAATCAACTTTTCTGAAAGTGGTAACTATAGAATGTACTCTCAGAGTGCTGTATCTGTTTCAGTCATCGGATGGAAAATGTAAGGAGTTGCAATGTTAAAAATATATGAAAATGCACTAGAAAGACATATTCTCAAGATGATTGAGGATGATATTCGTGGTGAGCCACAAAACTTAAATGAAACTTATTCACCTAATAACTATTATTCTATCATATACAATCCAATAAGTAAACTAATTATTGGATTTATTTCAATGCCATTTGAATTTGAAGATGCTAATTCAGAAGATGGTGAGTGTTTATACTTAGGTAAGATTGATGCACAGTCTTTCGAAAGACTTAAATATGCTGACACATCAAGGTTAGATGCGTGGCCAACTTGGAATGAAGATAGCGAAACCATTGGATTGATTAAGTTAGATATACAAGCTAAAGCAGGTGTTGTATACAATGACATGTCAGATTCTTATATTTCATCAGATGGAGAATTTAATTTCTCAATCAAGATTATAGATGAATATGAAAATTTAGTGAATACTAATAGTGATATGTATGTTAAGAATATGGGCAAAAATGTTGATATGAAGTTTAATGACTTAACATCATCAAAAATTGAGATACAACAAGATTCAGACTTAAAAATTGAGATTGTTGATGGTGATGAAAACAATCAAGTAGTTAGAGTTAAAGCATTTATAAATGGTGAACAGACAACAGCTCCAAAGGGAAGATGGTTAGTAAGATATTTATCTTTAAGTAAAGACATTATAGATGTTGAGCAATTTGAAAAATTAAAATAATGTTTCTTGACATACACTATAAATATTTAGAGGAATATACGAGGAACATTATCAGTGAAAATTTTATCAAATGTAGCATTCGGAAGAAGCGCACCTAGATCAGAAGTAGATATTCAGGGAACTGATTCTTTAATCGTTCCTGTAGGATCCACTGCTGAAAGAAATGCTACTCCCGCTCAAGGTGCTATTAGATATAATACAACTCTTGCATCATTTGAGGGTTTTAATGGGACTGACTGGCAACCAATCAGCTCATTAAGTGATGTTGATTTAGACACAAAAATTATTCCAGAATCATCACCTGGTAGTGATGAAGATCAGTTATCATTCTACACTAGTGGTACACAACAATGTGTTATCACTACTACAGGTAATCTTGGTGTTGGAATTGATGCGCCAACAGAGAAGTTTGAAGTTGATGGTAATATCAAACTATCTGCTGACAGCGACATACTATTTAATGGTACAGCAGCATCAATATCTTCTAATGCAACTTCATCAATTATAACAATTAATGCATCAAATCAAATCAATATTTCTACTGGTGGTAATAATGCGATAGTAGTTGATAATGCAGGTAATTGTGGAATCGGTATTGATATACCAGCAACAAGTGTACATATCTATGATGGATATACACGCTGTCAAGAATCTACTGGACCAATCACTGATTTCAAAGCTGGTTCTTGTGTAAGTAGTGGAACAGACTTTATTGTTGATGTAACTGGTACAAATAAATGTGGTATAAAGACTAATGGAACAGAACACTTCACAGTTACATCAGGTGGTAATTGTGGAATCGGTAATATTAATCCTAATGCTTCTTTACACGTTAAAGATAATACAACAATCCCATCAGCACTATTAAAACTTGAAAATTCAACAGCATTAGTATCAATTAATCTAGAGAATAATTTAGAATTCAAATTGACAACTAGTAGTGCATCAACTGCGTTTGTTTGGGGTGATACTACATCAGAGAAATTTAAAATCACATCATCTGGATATGTTGGAATTGGTGTAGAAAATCCTACAACAAAACTTGATGTTGCGGGTAATATTCATTCCACACAAAGTATTCAAACAGATACTAGTGTTGTAGTAGGAACAGAATTACAGACAAATATAATTGTAACTAAATCACTATCTGATACGTTTGTACTCAATACGAATAGTGTTGATAGATTTAAAGTTGACTCTTCTGGTAATGTATATGTACATAATAAACTAGGTATAGGTGTCCCCGCTCCAGATGAAATATTCCACACGAAAGGAAATGTAAAAGTTGATGGTGGATCTATCACTATTGGAGACACATTCGGTGGAGCGCAAGCTACAATTAATTATACTGTTGCTACATCAAAATTAAATATTGATAAAGATATCAATGTATCAGCTACTGGAACATCAAATTTTGCTGGTGATGTAGCAGTTGCTGGAGACTTAACAGTACAAGGAACAATTACAGCAGTTGATGTTGTTGATCAAACCACTGATGTATTATCTATCACTAATACTGGAACATCAGTTGCAACAACGATTAATCAGACTGGTGTTAATGGAATATTAGATGTTCAAGATAATGGAACATCTGTACTATATGTTGCAGATGGTGGAAACGTTGGACTAGGTAAAACAAATCCTAATGCAAAATTAGACATTAATAGTGGTAATATTAAAGTAGATTCTGGATATGGTGTATATCTAAACACAAATTCAGAGTTAAGATTTAATACTAATGGTGATACAGTACTAGGATCTGATACAGATATATCATTTAAGACAGCAGGAACTCAAGCTGCTACGATTAAAGCTAACGGTAATGTTGGTGTTGGAATTGATGTTCCTACTGAAAAAGTACATATTGTCGGTAATTTACGAGTTGATGGATCAATTATCTCATCTCAACACGAAACATATGATCCTACAGAACAAACAGTAGGAATTGTTGAAAGTGTTGTAGATTCTTTTGCTATTACAGATACCAGATCAACTAAATACTTAGTACAAGTAAAGAATGCTTCAGGAAGTGAATATCAAACATCTGAGTTGATAGTTATTCATAATGATCTTGATGCTTTTGTATCTGAGTATGGATTGATTCATACTGGATCTGATATAATCGCATCATATAGTGTTGCAGTGGCTGCAGGAAATGTAGAACTGAAATGTGTAGCAACTGAAGATAATTCAAAACTGAAATTAACGAAAACATCTATTAAAGTTTAGGAGAAATAAATGGCTATTGATTATAATTGGTCTAGAGTAGAATCAAAAGAACAATCGGGTAAGGTAATATCGTGGGTAGTTGGTTTATCAGCAACTGAAGTTGATGGTGATAAGACATATGGAGCATATATTGATATGGAGGTATTGGTTGCAGAAGATGACCGGAAGGAACTTGATGCATATACACAAGAAGAAGTATTAGCAATTGCCGAAAGTACTAAAAATGATAATAATTGGGATGATGTTTTAACTAATCAAATTAATGCACAGAAGGAGGCTCCAGTATCTAAGGCATTTATTTTGGAATAGTATAAGAGGGGATTATCCCCATAAAAATTCAATAGCCAATTGTGGAGGTTAGGAAGCGATGGCAAATAAAGCGTTCAAGATTAAGCACGGTCTTGATGTAAAAGATGGTGCATTATTAGTAGATCCGTCAAACGGTAATATAATCACTGACGCCAGCGTATCAGTTGGTATCGGCACATCAAACATTACTCATACACTCACCGTAAATGGTGATATTCACGCATCTGGAGATATTACTGCAGATGGTAATATTACTCTGGGCGATGCAGATACAGATAATGTTGTATTTGGTGCAGATATCAATTCTAATCTAATACCAAACACGACAGATACATTTAATCTAGGTTCTACTACTCAACAATGGAATATTGGTCACTTCAATAGTATTGCTATTGATACTGCTGTAGATCCTACATATAAACTCACTGTCGGTGGTAGTATTAATATCACAGGAAATCTCTATCAGAACGGAGTACTATTCTCTGGGGGAGAAGTTTTCCAGCTCACAGATTTTAATGGACACGTACATTCTGTTTCATTATCGGGTCCACAAGCTTATAATCTTATTAAAGATGGCGGGAATATTGCAGTCCATTCAAGCACTGCTGCCAGTCACTTTCATGAGGTAACTGTTGAGTATGATGCGGCTAATAAAACATTTACTGCATCTAATATCTCTGGCCATACAGGTCATACATTTGCTACCAGCGGTGGAGGGTTGCCTGCACAAACGGGTAACTCTGGAAAATTTTTATCTACAAATGGTACTACAACTTCTTGGGAATCGCTTCCACCTTCATTATCGGTACGTGATGTTTCAGGGGGAGTTAATATTTCTAGTGTTTCTGAACTT